CTATGATCTGCCCTTTGCTGAGGGGAATGTGGTGAAATATGTCTCCCGTCATTTACGCAAAGGCGGAGCTAAGTCCCTGTTGAAAGCCGTAGAATACCTCCAGTTTATCCTGGAGAAGACCTATGGAATAAAAACAGCTTTCACTACAATGGATTAACATGGATCTGCACTCTAAGGAACCCAAACCATGACCCAAGATAATGGAGAAGAGCCCTTTCCTTTAGTCCCTAAAGACCTATTGGAAAAGCTGGAGGAATTGTATCCCCAGCAAGCCCCTGACATCAACTGGACGGATAGATTTATCTGGACCAATAAGGGGGCTCAGGACCTCGTTGCCTGGCTCAGGAATAAATACAATGAACAGAATGATAATATTCTGACCAGGAAGGTTATATGATTCTGGATACAGCCACTTACACTGACATCCCCGATCTGGCCCATATGGTCCGTATGTTCGGCATTGAGAGCCACAGGGATGCTTCTAAGTTCCACTTTGAGAAGGCTTATCAGAGCCTCTTCAGAATGGTTGAGGACCCTAATGTCACCATACTGGTACTCAGAGATGGTCCTAAGATTGGGGCCATGGCAATCCTCAACACTGATGCTGTGTTCTCCCTGGAGTCCGCTGCCTACCTATACGTTTTCTATGTGGCCCCTGATTATAGGGGTGCTGGGGTAGGAAGGACCATGGTTGAGGGGGTCCTCCAGGCCTGCAGGGAACTGGAAGTAAGTCATATTTATGCCTCCTCTACTGCAGGGTTTGATGATGGGGGAAACAATGAGAAGTTATTTACCAACCTATTCGGCAAGTACGGATTTAAACCCCTCGGAACTTGCATGTACAAGGCCATGAATATAGGCCCAGAAGGAATTGATAAGAATGTCTAAGTTCAAAAGTATTTTTCAGGCCCTGGGCCTATCTCCTAAAACTCCAAGTATCAAAATTAATACAGCTGAAGATAAGGCGATAGCTGAAGAACGGCTGGGACTTCAACGTCAGCAGACCGAATCTCTGAGAGAGCAGACTGCTTTCCAGAAGCAACAGCAGCAGTTCCTCATGCAGCAACAGGACTCCTCCGTCCCTAAGACCCCGGCTGCCCCTGAGCAGAACACACAGGCTACCCCTGTGATCTCCTCTGATGCTGAGTCCAATGCAGCCCTACAGTCCCGTAAGAGGGGCAAACGCTCTCTGCGGATTCCCCTAGCCACCAACACAGGTTCCTCAGGTTCCGGTGTAAACGTACCTCGGGGCTAATTGATGGAAGTGAGCAGCAGCTCGGCCAAGGGGCGGTACGCCCAACTTGAGCCGTTGCGGGAACCATATCTCAAGAGAGCCAGGGATGCGTCTAAACTGACCATCCCCTCTCTCATGCCTCAGTCTGGACACAACGCCAGCAGCAATCTGCCCACCCCTTTCCAGGGCATGGGTGCCAGAGGTGTAAACAACCTGGCCTCCAAGCTCCTCCTCGCATTGTTCCCGCCTAATTCCTCTTTCTTCCGCCTTAACGTCCCCGAGTTGGCTATCCAAGCTATCTCAGGTGGTGATGAGAAGGCCAAGACTGAGATTGAGAAAACTCTGGGAGCTATTGAGCGGGATGTCCAAACTGAGGTGGAAAGCTCAGCCCTACGAGTGTCGGCCTTTGAGGCCCTTAAACAACTAATTTGCTGCGGCAATGTCCTTGTCTACCTCCCTCAAGAAGGGGGTATGAAGGTCTACCGCATGGACCGCTATGTGATCCGTAGGGATCCCATGGGTGAACCTCTGGAGCTCCTCATCAAGGAGTCAGTGTCTCCCCAGGTCCTTCCCTCTGAAGTTCGTGAGGCTATCAAGAAGAGCCCTGAGCAGAAGGGAGATCCCCGTCAAACAGTAGATCTCTACACCTGGATTATCAGGAACAATGACACCCTCCATGTACATCAGGAAGTGGAGGACATCATTATCCCTGGAACCTCCGGGACCCTTCCCATTGATGTCTCACCCTGGCTCCCGCTTCGCTGGGCCAAGATTGACAGTGAAGACTACGGCAGGGGCCATGTTGAGGAATACCTGGGGGACCTGAGATCCCTTGAAGGCCTCATGCAGGCCATTGTTGAGGGATCAGCAGCTGCGGCCAAGATGATCTTCTTGGTGAATCCTAACGGCACCACTAAGGCCTCCACTATTTCTGAGGCCCCTAACTGTGCTGTACGCGCTGGTAAGGCCGATGATGTGACAGTCCTGCAGGCTAACAAGTTTGCGGACTTCAAGACTGCCCAAGAAGTTATCACGATGATCCAGCAGCGGCTGGCTCAGGCCTTCCTGCTTATGGAGTCTGTCACAAGACAGGCTGAGCGGGTCACTGCGGAGGAAATCCGTAGGATGGCTGGAGAACTGGAAGATGCCCTTGGTGGTGTCTATTCCATTCTCACACAGGAGTTCCAACTCCCGCTGGTTAGACGCTTGATGTTCCAAATGGAGAACGATGGGAAACTCCCTGAGCTCCCCAAGGATCTCGTTAAGCCGTCCATTGTGACTGGTGTGGAAGCTCTTGGCAGAGGCCATGATCTCAATCGCCTTATCATGTTCTTCAATATCCTACAGCAGACATTCGGCCCTGGTGGCATGAACGCTATTAATACCAGCGTTGCTACCACTCAGCTGGCTAATGCTCTCAGCCTGGATATTGAAGGCCTGGTCAAGACAGAGGATCAGATGGCTCAAGAGCAGCAGATGGCTCAACGCCAACAGCTCATGCAGCAGATCGCCCCTGAGGCCATTAGAGCTGCTAAGGAACAGGGTCAGCAGCAACAAGAGCAGCAAGTACAATAATTGAAAGGATGAATTAATAATGGTTGAACAAGTCGTATTCTCGGCCCAGCCCTCTACGCCTGAGGCTCCTGCTCCCCAGCAGGCTCCCCGTCCTGAGCATATCCTGGAGAAGTTCTGGGATGCTGAGAAGGGTGCCCCTCGGGTTGAGGACCTGGCCAAGAGCTACCTGGAGCTGGAGAAGAAACTAGCTACTCCCAAGGAAGCTCAGGAGCCTGAGAAGAAGCCTGAACAACAGGCCCCTAAGCAGGATAATAAGGCTGTCCCGGAGTCCATGAAGGAGCTCCAGAAGTCTGTCACTGACAAGGGCCTGGACTTCCATAAGTTCTATGATGAGTACAATGAGAAGGGGGATTTATCTCAGGAGAGCTTCCAAGCTCTTGAGCAGCAGGGCTTCACTAAAGAGTTCATTAGCGAGTATATCGCTGGACAGGAAGCTCTGGCTCATCAAACCGTGGCTGAAGTTCAGTCTATCTTTGGTGGAGAAGAGGGTTTCCAACAGGCTGTCCAATGGGCAACTGCCAACCTTCCTGCTGAAGAGATTGAGCGGATCAACTCCGTAATTCAACGGGGAAATCTGAACGAGATTAAGACCACCTATAAGGCACTCAAGTCTGACATTCTCTCCGCCCGAGGCAATCCTCCCAACCTGATTAAAGGTGGCAACGCCCCTCAAGTTGGTCCTGGGTATGCCTCTCGGGAGCAGATGGTGGCTGACATGCGTAATCCTCTCTATAAGAAGGACCCCGCGTTCAGGGACCAAGTGGCTCAGAAGATCGCAAGGTCTTCTTTCTAGCTAGATGAAACATTTTAAACCAGATCCTTCTGACCCCCTAAAGGTCAGGAGGAACCTGGCCCTGCTCAGTGCTCTCTACTCCTTCTTTATCTGGCCCCACCTCCTCATCTTCTATTTCCTGTACCTGGGCATTCCTCACGAAACTGTGAAGGAGATGCTCACCTATATAGGCATGTTAGCCTCAGGTCCCATAGGGGCCTACCTGTGGGCGGCTCATAAGAGCACCCCAATGCCTTCCCTACCCGAAGACGATGATGATCCTGAATTAAAGGAAAGTGACTGAGTTATGTTGGCCTGGCTGTCTATTATATGGAAGAACCGCCTCCTTATCGGAGTGCTGGCTGCCCTCCTGGGAAGCTGTATTGCCCTGGGATGGGCTTATTACAAAGGGTCTGAGCACAATGCCAAGCAGGCAGAGACTAAGGCCCTACACAAAGCTGTTGATACAAGGCAGAAGCAGAATGAGATACGCAATAATCGCCCTGATGATAAGCAGCTTATTGACAGCTTGCTCAACGGCGAATTTTAGCAGGCTTACCTGTCCTGATGTAGTCACCTACTCCAGGGATACCCAGCGTAAGGCTGCCCAAGAATTACAAACCAATAATGTGCCCACTCTGTTTGAGTTCATGAAGGACTATAAGGTCATGAGAGATCAATCCAGAGAGTGTGCAAAGTAATATTAAGCTTGTCCCCATAGCTTCAAGTCTTGAGTCTCCCCTCTGTGAGGAGTTTCCCTCCTTTCGCCTCCAATAGGGTTGAAGCGGCTGTTGCTGTGACACATGAATTAACATGGTATGCCAGATCCTAGAGAGTGCAAAGCTCTTATTTCCTGGCGGGACATTAATTACCTACTGAAAGGAAACTAGATGTTTAAGTTATTCCTTCCTGTGATGTTCCTATTCCTCCCTAATGGTAATGTTACCTATAGAGCCGCTAACGTTGTGGTCCATAATGACCTACAGTGCATGGCTATGCTCCGGGAGTGGCAGGAGGATCTCAAGGAAGACAAGAAATTGAAGAAGGCAGTTCAAGTGCCTGTGTGTGTGGAATTTAACGACTCGCGGAGTTTATAAATCAAATGACAATGAATAAAGTAGCAGTGTTTCAAAACATGGGGGCAGGCCTCTCCGCCCCTCCGGTCTCAGGGTTCGCTATTACCCCCAGGGACGGATCGGACCTCGCAGTTCCCACTCGGGGCATCTATGTAGGTGTCGCTGGGGACATTAAAGTCACCTTCCTCAATGATGATGATGGGACCTCTGTGACCCTCAAGTCCGTCCCTGTTGGCTTCCATTCACTCATGGTGAAGCGGGTTTGGTCCACAGGCACTGCAGCTACCAACATGATTGGCTTGGCCTAAACATAGGATAAGGAGGGACCCTCAATGACTGAGGTAAAGGTGATTGAGGCTCCTGTACAACACAGAGCCGAAACCAATAAGAGCCTCGTAGAGGAGGCCTGTAATATCGCTGAGGCTCTCCCTGATATTCAGGGGTTCGCTATTGTAGCCTGGGCGGTAGACGCTGATGGCTATTGGACTGATGAAGTTTCCTTCACGATCAAAGGATTTCACCCCAGGCTCCTAAGTGCCCTGGTAAAAGAATTAATTGATGAAAAGATAAGTGAATAGGTGCCCGATTAGGGCTTTTTCAGGAGGTAGCTCCTCCCGGTACAGGTTTAAAAACTCAAGGCCAGCCTATTCACCAGGAGAGAGTAAGCCCACCCCGCGTTCTCCAGATAGAATGCAGGCCTATGCTCTCTCTGTGGGTAAGAGGACGCTGCCATCTGTTGAAAGCCAGAGGCCCGTAAGGCCAGTTAAACAGGGATGAAGTGCAACTATAAGCCCTGATCCTCTATCCATTACCTTTGTGTATGTAGCATAATTTGGCAATGCTCC